TCACTCCTCGATACGTTTTCAGCATCAATGCTCCGGTTGATCGTGATATCTGGAAGAACCTGAACTATCCGATCCAAGCAATCAGCTTGTTGACCAATGGTGCTCTTGGTTCCAGGTCGGCCATCACTGTGAACGGTGACGTTTTCTATCGGGCGGTTGATGGCGTGCGCTCGTTCATCATCGCAAGGAGGTCGTTCAACGATTGGGGGAATACCCCGATCAGCAACGAGGTGCTGAACATCACCGACAACGATCAGACCAATCTTCTTTGGGCAAGCTCTGCGGTCGTGTTCGATAACCGGCTGTTGATGACTGCACAGCCGAGGTACAACTCTGAAGGTGTCATCCACAAGGCGTTGCTTGTCCTTGATTTCGACCTGATCACGTCGATGCGGAAAAAGTTTCCGCCGGCTTGGGCTGGAATCTGGACCGGCCTCGACGTGTTGCAGGTCTTGAAGTCAGAGAATGCTTACGGTGACCGATGCTTCGTTCTTGCTCGCGGTTCTGACCAATCAATCCAGTTCTGGGAGATCAGCAAGGCGGAGAGGTCCGACAAGAGCGTTGCAAGCGATAAAAAGAAAATAGAGTGGTTGATCCAGACCCGTGGATACAACTTTGAGATTCCGTTCGGATTAAAGCGGCTTGATTCAGGCGACCTCTTCATCGACGAGCTTGATGGAGAAGATTCACTTGATGGACAGACAAATTATGTTGATAGAAAAGTTTCGTTCAATGTGAAGTATCGTCCTGATCAATATCCGGGGTGGATTGATTGGGCGAACTGGTCTGAGTGTGCAACCACTGATCAGTGCGGAAACCTTTGTCCGACGCTCAAAAACTTCCAGCCTCAGTACAGGCCGAAGATGCGTCTGCCTACCCCGGAAGATACATCGTGCAATTCAACCATCAGCACACCGACCCGTAACTTGTACGAAGTGCAGATGGCTTTGACCATTAGAGGATTTTGTCGCATCAAGAGCGTCCGCGTCCACGCTTACGATGTCCAGGAGTCTGCGGTCGGAGAGTGCAGGACTTTCCAAGGATGCAAGACGCTTGAAGCGTGCGACGTGAACCCGTTTACTTACACATCGGAATAATATGGCAAATCTAACACTGATCAACCTTGTTCCTCCAAGCCTTCCTGTAAATTATTGCCCGACCAACTACCAGACGTTGGCCAACGACATCATCAGCGGGACGCAGGCGATTTTCAACAGTACCATCGGGAACTCGTTCTTCAACTTTGGAGCATCGTTTCCTGCGATCAACAACCGTGTTTATCCTTGGCTCGATGACCAAGGGCTTTGGTGGATCTTCACCCAGGGGTTTTGGATCCGAAAGAACACGGTCGAAGCGGCTGGTCAAGAGCGGCGGATGTTTGTTGGTTCGACGATTGATCTTGGGCTGTACGACGGTGGCGATGGTGCAGTCACGGTCACAAGCGTCACAGGTCCGATGTGGGAGATTGATGCAGCGTTCGCGGCACGATTCCCGGTCGGTGTCGGAGCTTTTGCGGCGAGCGGCGCTGTTGCTGTGAATGGAACCGCAACGGCCACGGCTGTTGTCGGAGAAGACCAACACAAGCTGACCACTCCAGAATTAGCAGTTCACACGCACGACATAGCGATACAGGTGTTTGGTCATGGAGGAGAAGATGGAACAAGGGATTCTGCGGATGGCGGAACCTATTCCAACCCTGTGACAAACAATACGACTGTGTTCCCAGCCGCAACACTTGATACGAGCTTGGACGCGGAAGCGGTTAGCGTAGGTGGCGACATCGCTCACAACAACCTTCCTCCGTTCTATGGTGTTTACTTCATCAAGCGGACCGCGCGAGTCTATTACACCAAATGAAACTGATTGTTCAGGACATCCAATCGACGATTGCCCGCGTTGTCGGCGTGTGTGTCGATGATCCGCGCGTCTATGACTACATCAATCAGGCGTGTCGCCGGTTGCTGCACAAGGGTCTTTGGGCGGGAGCGTACGGTCGGTTCACGATAAACACCGTTGGTGGGTGTATTACTTGGCCTAGACAGATCGAGACGATTGAAGCGGTGGCAGATTGCTGCGGTGTCGGAACTGTTCGCAACCAATGGTTCGAGTTCCAAGAGAGCGGATATGGATTGCTCGGAGAAAACTCGGCGTGCGCCGGCAAGCAGCTTGTTGATCGAGGAACGGTTGTTTCTTACCGAGACATGTCCGGTGGATTGAACAGCTATATTCGAGTCTATCCAGGCGATGCGTCGGATGTCGGCAAAACCATCACGCTTCAGGGGGTGGACCAGAATGGTCAATGGATCAGGACGCTATCTGGAAGCGTTTGGATTGATGGCGAGAAACTGACTCTTGCCCTTCCGTACGTTCAATCGACCAAGAAGTTCACCAGCCTTACAGGGGTCATCCGCGAGGCGACGAACACGGCGAGCCGATTGTACGAGTACAATGCTACGACGCTGCTAGAGCTTGATCTGGCTGTGTACGACCCCGATGAGACGCTTCCTCAGTATCGTCGCAGCTATCTCGCGGACCGTTGCAGCAGCGACGACAGCAAGCCGGTGACGGTCATGGCGAAGATGCGTCACGTCAACGCTACCGGAGTGAACGACTATCTGATCCCTCCTTCTCCTGACGCCATCAAGTTGATGGTGATGGCTATCCGCAAAGAGGAGAACGACTTGATACAGGAAGCAGTGGCCTACGAAGCGAAAGCGGTACAGGCTGTACAGGAACAGACGATGCAATATCTTGGCGACGCAGTACACACCATCAGGATGGTAGGGGTCGGCTTGAACGGTGGAGGTTTTTCCCAATGGTTCTGAATATGAAAACCATGAACATTGAACATGAAAAATCATTCTTGATTGATAATTGCAATCAATTCACAAAGGAGGAATTTTAATTTATGGCAGAGGGACTTCTTGGGGGCATAATTGGATCCGCTGGCGGTATTTTGGGCGGTTTGCTTGGGGCTGGCAAAAAGCCCGTTATTCCAGCATTCAAGCCCATTGATTTTGCCGCAGAGCAAAAACAAGCAATCAAGCAAAACCTTGGTTCATTGTCTTCTGCGTCAGAACTAGCTCAAAAGACCACGACTGCTGATCAGAGCGTTCTAGAGGAACAGCTTCGGCGGGCCATCCCTGGTTACGACCAGTTGATTGCACAGGCAGGATCAAACATCGGAGCGTCTTTGCGAGGCGAAATCTCGCCGGAAATATCTTCACAGGTTCAACGGTCAACCGCTGGGCGAGCTTTGTCGGGTGGTTTTGGTGGTGCGAGTGGGATGGGCCGATCGTTGACTGCTCGCGACCTTGGACTGACCGGCATGCAGATCCAGAACCAAGGATTGCAGCAGGCACAGAGCTTTATCCAGCAGCAGCGTATGTTTGGAATGGTCCAACCGTTCTCGACCAGCAGCATGTTCATCACGCCGGCACAACGCGTCGGGGTTTTGCAGCAGCAGCAGCAAGCTCAATACAGTCGGGATTTGCAAGCTGCACAGGTGTCTGCTGCTCCAAATCCGATGATGTCTGCTCTTGGTGGATCTCTCTCAACTATTGGTGGTCTTGTTGCTGGTCCTGCGTTCAGTCAATACTTTGGACAAGGAAATGGGCAGGGCGCACCCGGTGGCCAATCTTCTCCGTACAACTACGGAAATGTAGATAACATGATGAACGGCCCTTCTCAGTCTCAAAACCTGTATAGTCAGCCGATGAACTTTGGTTCTTCGGGTTACGGAAATTACGGTGTTGGCTACTAACTAAAATTATTATGGCCGAACAATTTCTTGAAGCATTTCAGATTGGCGCATCGTTGTACGACCGCGCGCAGACACAGAAGCGGATGATGCAGCAATTGCAGGTACAGACTGCGGAATCTGTGTTGCAACGCCAGGGCATGGAGCTTCAGAATAAAGCTAGGGATTTTGAACTTGGTCGTGCCATGAAGAATCAAGAAGACGAACTTGCTGACGTTGATAATATGGCGTCAAATGTTCAGTCAGTTGATGCGTTTTTTGTCGATCCAAACGCTCCTTTCCCAACTTTCAAACCTGTTAGGTCGGCCAAGAATCAGGGAATCTTGAATCAATATCGTCAGCAACTTGATGATTTTTCTACTCGCCGTCGGTTGATGAATGGAGTTCAAGAAACGAATAAAATTGTTGGAAACCAATTAGGAACAGCCATTGAGTTTGCTAACAAAAACGGTCTTCACGATGTCGTTTGGCAGAACAATAATGGATTGAATCAATACGGCCAACTAGACATGGGAAAAGCTAAGTTGATTATTGATGCGGTTGCCCCAAAGATGTCTGAAGAAACAACTAGAAAGAAAAATCTTTCAGAGATGGTCGCTCTTTCTTCTGCTGCTTCTCTTGGACCAGAAGCTATTGACCAGCAAGTTGCGTCTGGGCAAATGACCACTCAAGAAGGTGCAATAGCTAAGTCCGTTTTCGCAAGTAAACAG